ACGAATAAGTCCGCGAACTTTGCACGGTACACGACCTTGCAATGCGATTGCTACAGTATGTTCACCTTCACAAGTTGAATTCATTACATAAGCAGGGTTAGTTGATACTACACCTGCTACTCTAGGTGTTAGTGCTGCTGCTAGTGTAACTTCTTTGTCTCCGCCAAACTCTAGCACAGTTCCAGTATCGTAATAAGCATCTGCTTCGTAGTATTCTGCTAAGTCAGCGTATGTTGCTTGCAATCTACTACCTGCACTTAATGAGAAATTACCAGTAAGAGTTCCTACATTAGTGTTTGAACCCATTGATATAATAGCAGCATTAGCTAGTGTTAATCCAGTTAGTGTACCGACAGTTGTGATATTTGTTTGTGAAGCAGTTCCGATTGTTCCTAAAAAAGTAGTCGCAGATAATGAACCATTTGCAATATTTGCAGAATAAACTGTATTAGCACCCGGTGTATAATTTGCTGCTGAGGTACCACTCACAAAAGGTATGTAATATGTACCTGTAGTTACAGCAGAAACTGCAACATAATCACTTACATTAGCATATGCAACATTCAAGTTAGCTACACGGGTAGTACTAGTTACTGTTAATGGAGCAGTACCTGTTGCTACATTGGATATAAATTGCGGAGTAGTTATATTGCCACTAGCTAAGACTCTTGTTGTTCCTAAATTACCAACGTTAGCATTGCCGCTCACGTTTGCTGTACCAGTAATATTTGCCCCAGTATCACTAATGACCATTGTGCTATTACTTTTAGCAGTAAATGTAAGATTAGCGTTAGCAGTTATAGTAATGTTACTATTACCATTTTGCATTAATCCACTGTTAATAGTAGTAATATTACCAGTGGTAGCAACTAATGTAGTTGTACCTAAATTACCAGTATTTGCGTTACCAGTAACATCAAATGTACCTATTACATTAGCGCCTGTATTAGTAGCAGTTATTCTAGCGTTACTATTTCCATTAACATAAATTACAATATTACCAGCACTAGCTGGAATACTTACATTACTATTACCGTTTGCAAATACACCAATAAGATTTCCGGTAGTAGTATTACCAGTAACAGATAAATTAGTTAATGTTCCTAAACTAGTTACATTTGGTTGAGCAGACGTTGATAATGTACCTGTAAAAAGTGTAGCACTTAATGCACCTGTTGCTGCATTGAATGATAAATTTGCATTTGCACCTTGTGCTAAATTACCTGAGGTAGCATTTACAAGTATTGGATAAAATGTTCCAGTACTTTGTAATGTAGTGACAGCAAAATCACTTACATTAGCATATGCAACATTCAAGTTAGCTACACGGGTAACACTTGAAACTGTTAACGGAGCAGTACCGTTTGCAACATTAGATATCAATCTTGGTGAAGTTATAGTAGCTGATGCAGTAATAGTACCTGTACTAATAGTACCGCTCGATACTGTTAATGTAGTAGTAGCTTTGTTAAATGTAAATGATGAGTTTCCATTCAATACATTCTGGTCATTGAATTGAACCGCTGTATTAGAGCCACCTACTGTACCTGAACCACCCGTGCTTGAACCTAATGTAGCAGTAGCAATAGCGTTTGGACTGTTAGTATAAGTTAAACTTGTTCCATTTGCATTTGCTGTTCTTCCAGAATCTGTGTACAGTTTTACATTGCCTGAAGATGCAAAATCAGTCGCTAGTGTTATGTAAAATGTTAATCCATTGACATTTGCATTTGCAACTCCGTTGACTCCGGAAATAGTTATTGATTGTCCATTCGTGTACGGTGTACTATTTGCAACCGTCATAATGATTGGTGTTGCATTAGACAATGCTACTATGTTGGTATATAATGTACCTTTAGGAGTCCAGCTTAAATTACCTATGCCGTCTGTCTGTAATACATAACCAGCAGCGCCGCCTGCCATAGTTAAATTAGCTACATCACCTAATTGTAATTTTCCGTTATCTATCTGACTACTATCACCAGTATAATTTTCCCATGTGTTTGTACTGGAAATATAGGTCAATATTTGACCATTTAATGCAGTAGTGATATTAAAGTTTCCACCATCACTTCCGTTGATTTGATCAAAACTAATATTAGAGTATGAAGTCAATACTTCAATGTTTTGGTCCGAATAATTATTTCCGGTTCTACCAATAAATAATCTATTTTCATCGGCTGCCCAACCAAATTCGGCATTATCTAATTGAGGTAAGTCAACTAGATTACCTGATCTTTGTTGTATCTTTGATATTTGTACTATGGCCATAAGTGTAATTCTTCACGTTTACACTTATTTATCATAATAGCTACAGGAATTTCATATAGAAATGTTCTACTCGCTTAAACCACATGTCAGTATACTTGTCAAATTCAGTACCTTCAATGATGAATTCTTGGTAGATATTGTCTTGGGTACACATGAAAATCACGCCTTTGCGTATTTTAGTGCCGTGTACTTCATTGTGTGCGTTAGCATATGCAGCTAATTGTACAAAGTAATCATCAATCCACTCACGCTTTTTTAATTTGTTAGATTGTTTGTGGTCCATAATAGCGTCCGAACCATCATGTACTCCGCATAAGTCAGTGGTACCTGCATAAACTTTAGGGAAATATAAGGGAACTTCTACACCCCAGTATTCGTTACATTTAACAAGTCCTTGCTCAATTATACTCTTTGCCATCTTGTGACTTTGAATGCTATAAGGATTACTACCAGATTCTGTGATTATACCGGTCTTGATATAGTCCTCTAGAAATTTATGCATTCGTGTTCCGCGATTAGCTGCTTCTGTAGTGATTGCTTGTGCTTTTTGAGCACCCATTCGTTTACGCCACTCGTTTAATGCTTTTTTGCTTTCTTCTGATTTAGTAGCGTCTAATATTGTTGTGACGCTGGGAAGTTTTTCGCCGTCTGGTGTAGCATATCTACGTCCTTCAGGGGTGTCAGTTCGTTTGATTGGTTCGTATTTATATTTGTTTGGATTGTACATCAAATCAATTGTAGACAATTAAAGTACTATTGTCAACGTATTTGGTTAGACTCTAAAACTTTCACCACATCCGCAGCGGTCACGTTCATTAGGATTGGTGAATTCAAAACCTTCATTAAGTCCATTACGAACATAGTCCATATTCAATCCTTTTAAGTATACTAGGCTTTTCTCATCTACTAATATTATGAAATCTTTTTGAGCAAAATTAGTTATACCTGACTCAGGCTCATACTTATCTACATACTCAAGCACATAGGCTAAACCAGAACAACCTGTCGTTTTGACACCTATTCTGATTCCTAATCCTTTGCCTCTTTTTGCAAGAGTTTGTTTTATTTTATTAGTTGCTTTTTCAGTGATTGTTATCATTTTACTTCATAGCACTTTGTGCCATCTGCCCAACTACTTGCTGACTTTGTGTTTGATCTGGATTTTCAGTAGTTTCATCATGTCCTTTGAACACTACCTTATCTCCTTGTATATTTTTAATAATAGTATTTAATGGCGGATTCTTAATCATATCATACAAGTCAGTAACATCTAAAACGATGTCATAATCTTGTAGATATGATAAAAATTGATCCGTTGCATAATTGTTAGGGTCTATATTGCCGTTGTCTACGTCAGACTTAAGCTGATTAACAGCAACGATTAGTTTGGCACTCAACGGGTCTGGACCATCAAGTTCAAAAAGAAACATATTATCTCTTTGCTCTACCAACACCACCTGATGGAGGCATTTCAGGTTCTTCTTCTGGAGGAGGTATAGCAGCATCCATGCCAGCTTCAGCGCCCATCTCAGCACCAACTTCAGCGCCCATCTCAGCACCGGCAGCCATGCCAGCTTCAGCACCCATATCAGCACCTGCATCAAATGCTGCATCTACTGCTTGACCAGTAACACCGTTCAATGCATTCTTCAATGCAGCAGTAGATTCTTTTAGTGCAGCAGATAATGTATCTAACTGTGCAGAAACTTGGTCATTGTATGCTTGACTTTCGTTAACACCAATTTCAGATTCGATACTTGATACTAATGCAGGTAATTCTTTAACTTGCATTTGACCAACATCTTCAAGCATTTTTTGTACTTGATCAACCATATCTTGTGCTGCTAGTACAACTTGTGACTTCTCAACTTCTTCATTCTCAACCATTATTCTTGGCTGTGGAAGTGAACGTAGTTCGTTATAGTGGTCACTAAGTGCTTGCTCCATGAATACAAGTTTCATATATGAACTTGATTGTTGACTATTGTGGTAGTCAGGAGATTGCTTTGTTTCGTTCATCAAACCGCGAACTTTAGTAAGCATGGTTCGTGTAGATGACATACTCATGCTATCTACATTGAACGGCATTTCATACTGTTCTTTTAGTACTCGTGTAGAGTAATTGCGGCGATTGTTGTTAAGTTCGTTTAGTTTCATAGTTTATTCCAGAGAAATATATAATATATTTATCTTTTCTTTCGTTATTATGCGGATTTCATGTTAAACTGTTTGGTCTGCCAAATCTTAGAACTCTCAACATATCTGTCTAATTCTTCTAATATTTGCTTTTTTTCTAGTTTTTCTTCACCTAATTTAGCTAGGTAAATCAGTTTTTCTTCTAGCTTTTTAGATTTTTTTGCTAATCTTTGATGCACTAATATAGCAGCATCTATGCTAGATAATTTGTTATCTAAGTCATATATACGGTTAGTTTCATATATGCTATTACGTTTGTCGTAAGTACACCAAGCTACTGCGTTTTTCAATACATTGAACGATTTAGTTCCTGCAATACGGTCTAATTCTACAACATAATATCCATTATTTTTTTTAATAGAATACTTGCTGAACAGGAAATATGATCCGTCAGGTCCTTGAATTATGCTCAATTCACTTAACCTTTTCATTTCAGATTCAGGAATTGTTTTTGTTATTTTTCGTAATAGTTTATCACTAATCATTTGTTAATACTCTAAAATAGATGTTTCTTAGTTCATCACTTGAATCTAAGAATGCTGGAAGATGCCCCCACTCAGTTTGACATTTAATCATTGGAACACGGTCACAATCACTATACAATGCACCCAATTCGTTTACCCCGTCATAGAATACACTAGGATGTTGTACTGTAAAATCAAAGGACCAACAAGGGTAAGTCTCATCCTCAAATTGCGAAAACAAAAATCCAAACTCAGTAAACTCATCAAATCTGATCATAGTTTTTTCTGGAATACGCACGATTTCTGGTTGACTGCGTAATGAAATTGCTTGTTGTACTGTGTCAAAATTGCTTTGTGTATTACGTTTATAGTGCCATTCTTGATCCATGTCAGGACGATGACGATTAGGTACATTAGTCTGTGTGATATCAAACAAGGTGTAACAACTGATAATGTAACTCATACTACTATTTAATAGAGGTAAAAAAACCCTAGAAATTCTAGGGTTCTTTTAGACAGATATTGATTAACCTGTGAATGTAGCTGAAGCTGAAACAACTACTGAATTAGCTACGCCGCCTGCTGTTAAGCCTGCACGAATAGCTGTTTGCAATGTTGCTGTAGTCCATGCTGCTGTTGGATACACAGCCATTGCCAATGTATCAGGACCTGCAGTTGTGAACTCATAGATGTAAACTGTAGCTAATTGCTGTGTAGCTTGGATAGCTAAAGAAACTTGAGTACCTGTCAATGCGCTTGAACCAGATGCTGTAACTGTGAAGTAGTCTAGTTTAGGACCTTGAGGTTGAACTGTTGCGCCAGAACTAACTGCGTTTGCACCACTGTTTGTGTATGCTGGTGAGTCAAAGTTGATTACCGGTAGAAAGTCACCGTTAACTTTTGTAAATTGTGCCATTTTGAAATTCCTTTTATAAGTTGAAGCCTACTGCCTCATACATATATTTATGCCAGAACTAAAAAAAACACGGTTTTGGACTATTGGCCGGATGAATTTTCTGGCTTTTTTCTTAAAGTTTTAGCAAATCTCTGCTGATCTTTACTCTTAATAGAACTCAATAACTTACGTTCTAATATCTGTGCTTGTTCCTCAGGATAGTGTTTATTGATTAACTCAATTAAATTGATGGCACTAGTGATAATATTATGCGCTCTACTCTCAATTATGTGTGTAGTATCACGGTTAGTACCAAGTGCTTCTAATTCCTGCAGGAGAGAGCGGGTTTGTTTTTGCATATAATTATCCTACTTGTATTTATCTGACTATAGAATAATCATTTCTTTAAGGAGTTCAATAAAGATTTCAATTTTGAACCTTGAGCATCAGCATGTACTGTCCTAGTCAATGGTTCTATCGTTATCTCACCTGTAGTTTGATCCACAGTATAATCTGTAACTGTAGCCTGTGGCTTTAATGTACTCATAATGTCATTTGCGCTAGGCTTTGGAGTATAACTCTGTTCACCATCTATGCCCGGGTCGCTAATACGCATAGTCTCAACATCGTATTCCAAATCAATCTTCATACCCACACCCGTTGAACTACGACTTTTCATACATTGAATCTGATACTTTCCGCGCTCACGCATACTGCGACTTGTGAAGATACCGAACACATTGTCTGCTGTGTTAATCTTACTAATACCACCTGCAATATGACTATGGTCAAATTCAATCTCGTCAACCGCAGTACGATTCAATTGACTTGCTGTTACTAACAATATCCCAAGTTCCTTCGCAAGATTACGCAATTCCTCAGCAACATACTTGTCTTTGATAAACTGGTCTGTTGGATTCACCTTGATACTGACTGGCATAACTAAATCTAAGTAATCGACCATCACAAAGTCAATTTTAATTCCAGTTTGAATCTGTACCTCTTTCAAATAAGCACGAATGTCGTTTACATTACTTTGTGCTGGTAGATTCTTAACACGATACTTACCAGACTTCTTACCTGCCATCTTAACTCGTAACTCGGTTGTATCAATATCTTTACGAATTGCTTTTGTGCCCATCATGGTTAACATCGCATCCGTTCTTAATGAAGTTAATTCTTCACTCAATTCTAATGTGACATAGACGCCACTCATACCAGCTTGCAACCAGCTTAGTGCAATGTTCATCATGACCAATGATTTACCTGAACCACTGCCACCTGCAAAGATATTCAATTCACCGCGACTCATGCCACCGTATAATATCTTATCCATCTGGGGCCAACCAGTAGATACTTGTCCACCACTGTTAAAGTATTTGTTGATACGACCTTTAGGGTCAGCAAAGTAATCTGTACCCATGTCTTTCTGTAGACTAATCTGAACAGCATCTTTGATTAGTTTCTCGACTGGCTCAAACTCACCTTTCTCAAGCAAGTCTGCTGCTTTAAGAATAGCCCGTTCTAGTTCTTGTCGTTTAGTGAACGATTCAAACTCATCAAAGAACCACTCGTAATGACCATCATTCAATTCTGGGATAGCTTCAATGTCTATGCCAGTCGTGGCTTTGATCTGCGTAGTGTCTGGCAACACTCTATACTTGTCTGTGTGTGACTTGAACAACTCAGCCACTGGTCTAAGAGAACGATCAAAGTTCTCGCTATTCATAATATTCATGACACGGGTATACAACTCCGCGTTTGTTACCATCATCCTCAGAAATAGTTTCTGAACATCGGTCGTATATTCTAATTGTTTTTTAGTTTCCTGCTTTGCCAATTT